ATGAAGAAAGTTGAGAAACTTAATGAGAAGGGTAATAATACTGATGAACGTCTTTGGAAACCAGCTGTAGATAAAGCGGGTAACGGATACGCAGTTATTCGATTCCTCCCTGCACATGCTAATTGTGAACTGCCATGGACTCAAGTTTGGAGTCACGCTTTTCAAGGACCAGGCGGTTGGTATATTGAGAATAGTCTAACTACAATCGGTAAAGATGATCCTGTAGGAGAACTCAACAGAAGTCTCTGGAACAGTGGTCGTGAGTCCGATAAAGATATTGCCCGTAAGCAAAAGCGTAAGCTTTCTTACTATGCTAATGTCTATATTGTAAAAGACTCTGCGAATCCTGAGAACGAAGGAGAAGTCAAACTATACAAGTTTGGTAAGAAAATCTTTGATAAGATGACTGCTGCAATGCAACCTGAGTTTGATGATGAGGAAGCAATCAACCCATTCGATTTCTGGAAGGGTGCTAACTTCAAGTTAAAGATCAAACAGGTCGCTGGATTCTGGAACTATGATAGTTCAGAGTTTGCAACATCTGGAGCACTTTTGGATGATGATGCTGAGTTAGAAAAGATCTATGATAAGATCTATGACCTCAGTGAGTTCACTGCTGATGATCAGTTCAAATCATATGAACAACTTAAGGGACGTTTAGACACAGTTCTTTCTAGAAAGGCAGTTGTCACACCTAAAGCTGATACAGAAGATCTTGAAGATCTAAGTGAAGGTTTAGGAACCCCATCTGTTGATGAGGAACTATCTAATCTTGCAAGCGCTGCCACTGCATCTACTACTGTAGATGAAGAGGAAGATGATGCACTAAGTTATTTCCAGAAACTCGCAGAAGAGTAACTTTAAGATCCACCACTAAGTCGTGGGTTATATACATTCTTAATCCTCTTGGTAACAAACTGAGAGGATTTTTTATATTTCATGACTCTTTGCATATCGCTTACAATTACATTCAAGTATCTTGGTCTCACCATTTTAATTCTTCTCTTAGCATTGTTTATCTCTTCTTCATGTTCATAGTTGGTGATAGGATAAACATTACTATGTGTTATTATATTACCGTTGGCATCTCTTGCCGTACCAGCACTATCATATGACACAGCTTCTGGTTGTGGAATATTACCGCCACTGACTCTTTTTACTTCTTGGACTTGTTGAGTTCTCTCTAAGTATCTAAGTTCAAAATTAGAATCAACTTTCAAACCATTGGGTAGGACTACTCTACTAGCATAGTCTAACACTTGACTAGTTTCATAATGATGTACCTTTGCTAATTCTTCATCACTTCCGTACTTAGACAAACAATATTTCCTAAAATCATTAGCAGTTAAAGGCCATTGATCTCTAACTTTCGTAATATTATTTACTGTTAATATGACCCAATCAAATCTAGGATCCCCATACATCTTTCTAGCTAATTGTTCTGGTCTAAGATCTCCCTCAATGATGAAATCTTCAAAAGCAGTGACAACATTCTGCATATCATCACGAATCTTTGCTCTTTTAAAAATATTCTTTACAGGAATAATCTCATCACTAGCACTTCTATCGTTAGATCTAGAAACGTAATTTATATTTGGTAGAAATGAAAAGTAACCTTGCATTTTAGTATCCTACGTCTGCGGTCTCTGGGGTATCTTGAACAATTGATAATATTGGTAAAAGATCTCCTGTCTCTTGCTCAACCATAGATCTTCCCTCTAGAATGTCAGCACTGTAATCAGTATTGTATATAGGCTCCAATTCGTTGAATTTGAGTGTCATGCTAACTGCTGCAGGCTGACCTCCATCAAATGCCATCCATCTACCTTCTGGTGTATAGTTGACAGTTATATCTGTGAGAGCACATGCCTTGAACTTATTAACACCTAAGATGTTTTTATTACCAGCAGTGCAAAATCTAAGTTTGAATATGTTTGGTGTTCCCAAGAAGTAAGTAGGTCCACCAGCTTGACCAGTACCACGGTTATCTCCACCGCCACTATCCACTAGAGTATCACCACTGTAAATTTTCTTTGTCTTTCTTGGAGCAGACCATTGTTTAAATGCACGAAGAATCATTCTTATATACCCAGCTTCCTTTGCACTTCTAGGACTCATCAACCAAGAGTATTCAAAAGTCCTAAGAGCTACACCAGAGAATAAAAGTTCAGTGTTAGCATTAGCAATTACACCAGCAGATCTAGCCAAAATTTGATCTGAACTAACATCATATCCCATTCTACCAACTAATTGACTTATCTGGTTTGCCATAAAGTCGGCTCTACCAGATTGTTGTGACAAACCGCTCGAGAAGTTCATAAAGTTTGCTAACATAGCATTAGCATCACCCATGCCAGGAATCATATCTAGTATCTTATTAGCAACAAGGTTTTTAGATGTTGATCTTATTGCGTCTAATGCTTGGTTATTCATATTACTTTCTGTCCACATTCTTTGGTTCCCATCCATTATTTGATTAGGCATAGGAAGATAGATACCAGCACCAAGTTTTTTTCTGTAAGGTGATCCCCTTTGAATACCAAATGCTCCACCTTTGTTGCCTGCTTCAAAAGCTTTTGAATATGGAGGTTCATATGCAAAACACTCTATTCTCATATGATCTTGAAATAAATTTAAGTCAGAAGGGTATAGAATAGGTGAGCTAAACATAATATCTGAATCATTATCAAAGTTATATTTTGCTCTTTCTGCCGCTCCTGATCTACCTTTCATATCACCAACTTTCTGACCGTTCTTGTTTTCAAATTCTATTTGTGTCGCTAAATCCTTTTCCGCTTTTCTTAACTCATTATTCAATAATCTGAGTGTTCTATTATCTTCATATGTTAATGGACCACCATCTCGAACAGCATCAATCTCTGCTTTTATTCTGTCTACTTCTGATTGCAATTCATCAACAGTACTTAGTGAATTATCTTTTGCCCAGCCAGGATTATCCTCATTAGTTGCATAATTATGAGCTCTGGTCGCTAATTTTAAGTCTTCAAAAGTTTGTCCAACAGGTTCTGTTGTTCCATCACCATCTATATCAACATATGCTATACCAGAAATAGTAGTATTTGTTTGATATGTTGTAGTACGATTTGATTTATATTTGGGCTTTGTTAGATTTTGCCATCTACCATCTTGAAATATTGGTTTACCACCCTCTATGATTTGACCTGTATCATTTACAGGATATATTGTTACTTCTCCATTTTTTATGAAAGGTTTATATGTAACTATTCTTGTTCCATCCTCATCACTAACCGCCTGCTTAAGTTCGGTGCCAAACTCCATTTCTACGCCGTATGTCTCTACGGAATTATTCATTGTAGGGGTTGCTTCTGACATTACTTTTTGGAGTTGAATGCTCTATACTTTGGATACTTCATACCATTTTGTTGTATGAATTGTTCTGTGGGGAGTTTGGAAATCTCTCCCCAATCCTCATTTCTAGGAACTTTTTGTAGGTTTCCTATACCAGAATACAGATATTTGTGTATGCTATTTTTGGGAACTGATGCCCCGCCACCGCTATTTAGTAGGCTTTCTGCAACTGCATCACGATAGCCAGGATTTACATAGTGTAAATTACACCCAAGGAACCCATCTCGATAGAAAGTCAACGCAACTGCAAGTGGTTGAGTATCCCAAAATTGGTATCTTTCTGGGAATGATACACTATATGAAAAGAAAAATAGATCACCTATCGATATACCAGAGGTATCACTAGTACTGATATCTTGATTCTGAACCTCTGATAAGGCATTGGATAGTGCATTTACATACCATGCCCCACTTTTATTTCTCTTACCAGCCTGTTGTTTAATATCTTCTGCGATCATGTGAGATACCTAAATCGTCTTCGGTCATGATCTTAAATTCATACTTTCTATCAGCGCAGTATTGTTCTGCTGCCTTCCACTTTGCCTCATTGATAACCCATGTTTGAACATCATGAGCCCATGCCTTAGTTCTTCTCTTTGGATTCTTTGGGGGAGCCTTACATTGTTTTTTGGGTTTCACTTCTATCACAACAGATCTCTTCTTTCCATTTGAGTCAGTGTATTTGATAAAGAAGTCTGGAAAGTATCTGTGCATTTTTCTATCTAAGGGATTCTTGTATGGTATCCAAAATTCCTCTGATTGCCATTGACTTATATTCTCTGTAAGATCACAGTATTCCATAAATTTTCTCTCCCACAGGGAACGATAAATGATTTGAGTGGGATCACCTTTGTACTTTTTAGTATGTTTTGGTTTAAATTTCCCCTTATAAGCCATATACATAGTATGGTAAGTCATAACCTTATTTAGATGTCAGAAACTAATAACGCTCAATCTGGCCCAGTTGTAACGAATAGTAATAGTGGATTGCAGAGCTCAGACACAGCTAAACATTTCCAAAGAGTTGGTGAACTTGGTGCTAACGTAGAGAGAGATAGGGATTATAATGAGGCTCAGACATCTCTTCTAGCTGAAGCAGATGATATAATGTTCGACTCTTCCTTTAGAGACTATTTGGGAGCTCCTTCTTTATCGAGTTTCTTTAAAGTTAAACTAGATTTAGGTAATACTGGTACTGATGCAAACGGATTAGAAAATTGGTTGAGTAATTCTGGTATCTACTCAAGTGATGGACTTGGAATAGAAAGATTTTCTCTTTTAGCATCGGAAGCAATATTGCCTGGAACTAATATGGCAGTTATTACCGAACAAGGAAGTAGACAAGGTATTGTAGAAAAGTTTGCAGCACAGAGAACTTACAATGATATTGCTCTAACTTACTATGTCACAGGGGATTATAAAACTTTGAGGTTATTTCAAGAATGGATTAATTTTATGAATCCATTATATACTGCGTCAAGTTCGATAGAAGAGAGATCAACTCGTGAAGAAGCAAAACCATATGGATACCCTAAATCTGTAAGTAAAAATCAGTTTCAGAGATTAAGATATCCAGATGAATACAAAAGATCACTTAGTATTACTAAGTTTGAGAGAAATATAGGTAATACTGGTTCAATTAAAACTTACAGAGGAACTCAAATACCAGAAGTAGATCCAGTATTTACACCAGAAAAATCATTTACACCAGATGCTATAAGTTATCAGTTCATTAATGCGTTTCCTACATCAATACAGGATATTGCATTAACATATCAAGCTTCCACAGTATTACAAGTCACAGTTGAGTTTGCTTATGACAGGTATGTTATAGTACAGAACGCAAGAAGAAAAGGATATGAGAAAGCAAATGTACCAGTTAAAGACGATACTAAGATTACTGTTTCTGACGAAGTAGACAAATCATAGCTTCAAAAACCCTTCTAAATAATAACGAATAATTACATATTATGCCTTTACCTAAGATTACGACCTCTGAGTATGAGTTG